TTATGGATGTCGTGAAGCCTATGGATGTAATTCGAATATACGAGTTTGGAACCTTGAAGTTCATCGGGTATGTTCAACGGGTTTCTTACGGCGGTTCCATAGCGAACGACGGGAAACCGAGTAGGAACTCTACGATAACGTGTCAACAGATGGGTGGATTGCTTGCCTATGCTAGCATTGGAATTGGCCTTGGTACCGCTCTAGGATTAGACAGCGATGGGCTTATTGATGCTTCGGCAAAGTTAAGCAAGGACATTCTCGATGCGACTCAGGATGGGATATCGTTTACGGAAATGCTGACCGTTCTTGTGAACGGATTTTTTGATTTTATTAAACTAATTGGCGGATCAAATCTGCTAGGGTATATCAATGAATATTTCGATGCTACTTCAGGTTTGACCAGTGAGGACGTTCCTGGATTGCCTAGAACGTTTGAATTGTTTACCGGTACTGAGCAATCCATAACTTTCTGGGATGTGGCCGAGCAGTTGGTAGAGCGTCCATTCAATGAGTTTTGGATAGACAACGGCCCGCGTAAAGTCTCTATAAATGGGAAGGATCAAACCCTACCTGAAAAGGTATGCTTAGTATTTCGTCCCACTCCGTTTAATGGGTCGAAGCGCCAGGGTTCTACCGATTTAGCTTTTGATTCTCTGCCCATTTTGAAAGTCGATCGGGATCATCTCGTATCCTTTGATCTATCTCGTAATATGGATGAAGTGTATACCATGTACAGCGTGAAAGAAGCGGCGTTTCAAATGAGTGAAATAGCCCGTCTTCTTTTAGGCCAGTTCGTGGTTGATACCGATAAGATAGGGCAGTACCTATTGAAGCCCTTAATAACGGAGCTGTTTTTTACCCGTATGGAATCCGTGACGCGGGACAAAGTAGAAATGACGAAAGGCAAAATGGAAATTGCCGCGAAGGAAGCGGCTGAGACTCTGTATAACTGGTTCCGTAATAACGATCAGTTCCTTTCGGGAGTAATATCCATGATGGTCCCTACTGATCCAGATATGGACCCTAAGATCGGGCAAAGAATCCAGGTATACGGATTGGAAGGCCAATTTTACGTTGAAGGGATTGCCCATACGTGGGCTTACCAAGGAGCGTTGAAAACCGATTTGACGGTTACCCGTGGGTTCAATGGGAATAAGCCTATGATTCTTTCCGATAGCATCTTTAATCGGAGTGTGACCAGATGAGGCAACGTATAGACGTTCAGGTGCATCAGGATACGATTCAAAATGCTAGGAAAAATAGGGAGCATGTGGAGACCGCCCCGTTTGTAGCCCAAGTGGTAGCCGTGTATTCCGATAGAATGACATGCGATCTAAAAACAGTAGACGGGCAGTTTCTTCTTAACGTGTCGATCCTTACCAATGGGGGACTCGTTGACGGAAAGCCTTATGGGGAAGTCGATCTCCCCGCAATAGATGATTACATTTTTGTTATGTATGCGTCGTTCGGTGCCCGCCATAAAGTGATTTTGGGTACCGTGTTTCCGTATTTGACCAACGAGTTTAACGCGGACGCCGTGAACTCAAGCAATAAGACGTTTACGAAAAAGCTTCTTGAAAAGGATATGCCCCTTGGGTATCGAAGGATATTCAAGAGCGGGGCCTCCGTACAAGTCGAAGAGGATGGTAGAATAATAGTAGAGACCCCAGATGGTACCCACGTGCTGTTCGGGGGCGACGACGAGATTTTAGAGGTATTGGATAAGCACGGCAATAAAATGCTGTTCGATTCTAGCGGGGTCGTTATCGATGATACGAATGGAAACAATATCACGATGGCGAGCGGCAAGGTTACGATAAACGGGAACCTGGAGGTAGACCAGTAATGGCTTTCAAGGAAGTAGCGATTTCTGGAGCAGTTCTCTCGTACGAGGCCCCTGTTAGCGGGCCTCCTGCCCAGTTTACCGGTGCTCCCTCATCGAAAGTAAAGGATATAGCCACAGGGATGGGCGTCCATAAAGACGGGGTTCAAGTAACTATACCCTCGGGAGTTTCGGATGGAACGTGCACTACGGTTGTTCCTGGGGTAGGAAACATGGCGGCATCTGCTTTGAAAACAAAGGCGGATGGTTCACTAGTTATACGCAAAGATGATTCGCTTACGGTAAATGGAATTACCGGGGTGTTAAGTGGGGGTGGTGCTTGCACCCTAAACGTTACGGTAAAAGTATCGGACGCTGGGCAGTCCAAGATAAAGGCGGAATGATATGTTAGAGAATGCTAAGGCGATTGCTAACATAGGAAGCAAAGACAATTTCCTCCCTGGCGAAATGGGTCCAGCGAATATTGATCCTGAATACAAGTACGGCCGCGCAGTGACCGGTCCTTCTTTGGAGAAACCGGTTACCAAGAGCTGGCTTTTTGAGATAGTAGATAGGGAAACGGGGAAAATTAAAGAATCGTTTACGCTTATTCTCCCTCCGCAAGCGTATTCCATAAAAGAGCCTCAGCGCGTTTCCATAACGAAGACGTTCGGCAACGCGTTCGTGGATGATTACGGACCGGACAATCTACAAATAACCCTGAAGGGAATATCGGGAACTACCCACGTGTTTCCCACGTTCCAGACTCAAGGGGTATCTCCGGGGGCTATGCCCGATATCAGTTTGGCAGAGAAGAACGACGCGGTAATGGGGTACAACGGCCGCGATGCGTTCTACTACTTCAGGAATAACATTCTCCGTTACAAAGATAAAAAGGGATGGGAGAAGAACGAGCTTCGCGTATACGACTTGGCAGACGAGCAGGCGTACAAGTGCGTGCTATTGGATTTCACCCTCGACAGGTCTTCGGATCGTCCTTTGCATTACCCTTTTACCATAAGCCTTTTCGTGTATGAACGCTTGGACAATTACAAGCCCAAACTGAAGACCATAGATATCGCTAAGAATCCCGTAACGGCTTTGGACGCCATGGATTCTTCGTTGGATAAAATAGCTGAGTTGTATAAAAACATTCAAGATATTGCCAATCTAGTTGGGATGATAAAGGCTAGGTCTCTTGAATTGCGGTCACGGTGGAATAAGGTAGTGCATCAGGTTTCGGGGGCGCTAACGTCCCCTCTCGATTTGGCGCGCAATTTGGTAGAGGCCGCATTCGCGCTGGTGGGTATGGCGAAAGACACCTACGACGCGGGGAAATACACTTTCGATAGGTACGTGGGCGCGAGCGAGTTCGCTCGTGATATTCTTAATAACGGGTTGCGTATTTACGGTTACCAGATTTCGGAAGGATGGCAACGCCTTCAGACGCTAACCGTAGACTTGGATAGCGGAATCAATACCGAAGGCGGATCGGTATCACCCACTTCGGCATCAGACGCAGTTTCAAGAAGCTTCGACACGATTTCGTATTCTTTTTCCGGTTTGAATCTCTATACGGTTGGAGGAGAAGACACCCTTCAGTCTATCGCATTGGATAAGCTAGGCAGTGAAGACCTATGGATTTTCATCGCGTATGTGAACCCGGATATTACTAGCAATGACGATCTAGTATCGGGAACCCAGATATTCATTCCGGTGCAAGTTGATTTGTCGGATACTAGTTCGAAAGAACTGTTCATTTTTTCTGAGGATATTTCGCGCGATCCGTATGGCACCGATATAAAAATAGATTCCTACGGGAATCTTTTGTTCGTAAACAACGATTTCGTCTTAGTGTCTGGCGTTGAGAATGTCAGGCAAGCTATCGATCTAAGATTGAATACCGAGGTTGGAAGCCTTATAACGCAGGCCGGTTACGGTATAACTGCCCAGGCGGGATTCGCTGGTACTACCATGGCGCTACGCTATTTGAAAATGGCTATTCGTACCACGATTATGCAAGACCCTCGGGTGGAGTCGGTGGACAACATGCGGCTTACTTTGGAATCCGATAGCGTGTTTATCGGAATGGATATACGCATAGTTGGATCGGAAGAATCACTTCCTGTCCCGCTACAACTATAGGAGAGTTTGATGAGCAACTACACCGTAAAATCGTTTGACCAGATAGTCGCAGACATGGTGGCTTGGATAGTTGCCAATTCCCCTAGTATTACCGACATGACTCCAGGATCAGTAATCCGTTCTTTCTGCGAAGGTGCGGCTCTGAGCATGGAAGAGGTGTACGTGGCGGCGTACCTGGGATTCCGTCGATACCTTAACAATATCCAAGAGACCGTTTTCGATTTCGCTAGGAAAGCGGGAACCAAGGCGAGCGTAAATGTGGTATTTTCCCGCGCAGTAGCTGGCGCGGCTGTTTCCATTCCGGCGGGGTTCCGGGTAAAAACCGCTTCGGGTCTCCGATTCATTTTGGACAGCGCTACGAGTATTGCGCTAGGGGCAACCAGTTCGCCTTCGGTGCCGGTGACCGCTGAAGAGGCAGGGACGGCGTATAACGTGGGGGCAGGAACCATTATCATCCTTGAAGACACGGTAAGCGGCGTGGACAGCGTTACGAACGCCTTGGCGGCTACCGGGGGCGTCGATAGCGAATCCGACATCGCGTATAAGAATCGATTCCAATCCTATGTGGAAGGCTTGGGGAAGACCAATGTGGCCGGGTTACGCGCGGGGGCTTTAAGCGTAGAAGGCATTACCAGCGCCTCGGTTGTAGAGCTATTCCCTCCCGTGGCGGGAGTAAACGTCGATCTGTACGTGGATGACGGGACCAGTTCGGGGGTATCGGCAACCTTACTCGCCGAAGTACAAAGCGTGATAGACGGGGATGGTACGTCAGAAAATCCTGGGTATCGGGCGGCGGGTATAAACGTCCAGGTCAAACAACCGGGTATCGTTACCCAGAATGTCGTAGCGGTTTTGTCAGTTCTTTCCGGGGTGGACACCGATCAGCTCTCGAATGACGTGGTAAACGCGTTGACTGCGTATGTGAATACCCTCGGGGTTGGTTCGGATATAGTGTATAATGAAATGATAGCCTCCATTATGGGGGTGTTCGGGGTTATCGACGTGGATTTGACTACCCCGTCTGCAAATGTCGTTATTACGGCGACTCAAGTAGGGCGTCTAGGGTCCGTAGCCCTCTCGGGGATATAATCGATGAGCATGATTCAGACGTTCAATGGAGCGATCTCTAACGCGGTAAACAAGAGAAATCTTGATTACCTAGCGATATTCGGGAATCCAGATTTCGTTCCTGAAATAGAGATAACTGAATCGGCTGATTTTAACTGCGGAGCGTTATGCAATGAGCTGGAGTTTCTTCGAACAGTTTCGAATTACTACGTGCGCTCATTTTCTTTAGACGTGGCAGAAGACGAAAACCTTAATGATCTAGTGAATGCGTTCATCGATCTACCAAGAAGGAATAGAGGAGAGCTGGATTCTGTATTCAGGAAAAGGTTTAGAACGATTGTAAACCAATCGTTGAATACTCGTCGTGGTACCAAGTGGGCTATTAAAGATGCGCTTCGCTATTTTATAAGCGACGTAACGAGCACGGTCCAAGTGGTGGAACTATTTGAAGTATCACCGACATATTTTCAATTGCGAATAGAAGGTACGGTTTCATACGAAGCCGCTGTATTTTTGAA